AGCAGCCGCTGCCGCAGCAACAACTAACGTATTCACCGTTCCTAATAGTAACGCAAACCCAAGCGGACCTGCGGCTCCTGCTTTTAGCGCAACTAGCGCTATGGCTATCCGTAATGGACAGACCGTAATTATCTCTCGTACTTCTGGAGCAGCTGGTATGTGGAAGGCTGTCGTTAGTGGCGCTGATGTTGCTACTCAACAATTCACAGCAAACTACTACACGGCTACTGGCCCAGTTGTTGCAGCTGGCGATAAGTTCACTGTATTCATCTATGGCTCTGAGTTTCAGAAAGGAACCAATGGTATGGAGGGTTCTTTAGAGTCTGACGATATCTTCTTCGAGAATAAGCCAATCATCATCAAGGACAAGTACGCTGTCTCTGGTTCTGACATGGCTCAAATCGGATGGGTTGAGATTCAAACCGAAAACGGAGCTAGTGGATACCTATGGTATATGAAGTCTGAGCACGAGACACGTCTTCGTTTCGACGATTACTTGGAGACTGCTATGATTGAAGCTGTACCTGCTGTACAAGGCTCAGGTGCTGACACCTTGTTAGGCAATGGAGCTGCTGCTGGTGCAACAGGCGCTGGTTCTGAAGGTATCTTCTATGTAGTTAATAACCGAGGTAATGTATACGGCGGAGGTAACCCAACTACGTTGGCTGACTTTGACACTATCATCTCACGATTGGATAAGCAAGGCGCTATCGAAGAAAATGTAATCTTCGTTGACCGTCAGTTTAGCTTTGACATCGACGATATGTTGGCTGCTCAAAACTCTTACGGAGCAGGTGGTACTTCTTACGGTCTCTTCGACAACGATAAGGACATGGCGCTTAACCTCGGATTCACTGGATTCCGTCGTGGCTATGACTTCTATAAGTCTGACTGGAAGTACTTGAACGACCCAACTATGCGTGGTGGATTGCCTACCGCAACTGGTTCAGGACGTATCAACGGCTTGTTAGTTCCAGCTGGCTCTACATCTGTATATGACCAAATCCTAGGTAAGAACGCTAAGCGACCTTTCCTTCACGTTCGGTACCGCGCTTCAGAAACTGAAGACCGTCGTTACAAGACTTGGATTACTGGTTCTGCTGGTGGCGCCGCTACTAGCGACCTCGATGCGATGGAAGTGAACTTCCTCTCTGAGCGTGCTGTATGCACCTTGGGAGCGAATAACTTCTTCTTGTTCGAAGCATAATAAACTGAGGAATGAGGGGGGACTACGGTCCCCCCTTCTTCTATTTTAAATTCTAAATCATATCAAATGAAAAGTAAAGCCCCTATGGTAGATAGAATCTACCGACTAACTAAGGAAGAAGCGCCATTGGCGTACATGATTCCTGCACAAGGTAACGCCCGTACACCGCTGCTATATTGGGATGACGATGCTGGAGTTAATAAAACTCTACGCTACGCCCGCAACCAGAAGTCACCCTTCGTGGATGAGCAGGACGGCAACGTGGTTTTAGAACCTATCGTATTTGAGGATGGATTTCTTTCGGTCCCTAGACAGAATCCAGTCCTACAAGAGTTTCTCCAGTACCACCCTTTAAATGGTATTAAGTTCGAGGAGATTAATAATGAGCGCGACGCTCATAAAGAGTTAGAGGCTGTCAACCTAGAGGTAGATGCCCTTATCCAATGTCGTGAGATGTCTATCGAGCAAATTGAGAATGTAGCCCGCGTGGTATTTGGTATGGACCCGTCCTCTCAAACTACAGCTGAGCTACGTAGAGATATGCTCATCTTCGCCCGTCATAACGCCGAGGCTTTTTTACAGGCTGTCAATGACCCTGAGCTTAACTTCAACGCTTCTATCCAGGGGTTCTTTGATAAAGGAATACTTACGTTCCGTAAGAACAAGCAGGAGATTTGGTTTAATACATCTACCAATAAGAAGAAGATGCTTACCGTTCCATTTGGTGATGACGCTATGACAGCGGCTGGCGCTTACCTTATGGGTGACAACGGGCTAGACCACTTGAATATGCTTGAGTCTGCTATGTAGACCTACACGTTTATACACTAGAGAAGGGGGGTTAATAGCCCCTCTTTTTTTTATCGTATATTTGTGTCGATAATTTTTTCTAACGCATAATTTTTTACAATGCAAAAGTATATCAAAGTCACAGGCATTGCGAGCCACGACACAATGATTCTCCCCGCGTTTGACGTTTACAATATCGAGATAGCTCCATCATCTCCTTATGCAACTTGTAAAGTTCAGTATATGAATGCTGATGCAAACCAGGACGTTATGACAATTACCTATGCTTCAACAACTGATAATGCTCAGAATATTGCTATGGCAAATTTCGTAAAAGACTTACTTATTGAGGTTCAGCAAGACAGCTATACCAAGCCTATGCTTGAGGTTGCGGCTTCATCTTTTCCTCAAACAGTTACTAACATCAGTGGCCCTTCGGCTTAAATAAATATATTATGGTAAAGTACATCACTTTGACAAACGCCAATGGCCAAGAGGTTCCTATCCCTTTGCAGGGCCTTGCCCATATAGATACCACAACCTCTACTCAGTTAACTCTTAGGTATCTAAATGCGACTTCAATTCCTGTTCTGATTTTAATTGCTCACGCTGCGGATGTAACCGCTCATCAGTGGAAACTGTTTATGACAGAGCAAGTACAAAAGGCATTAGCTAGTAACTGGAGACAGGTAGAGAGTAAACCTACCCCTCCCACTGCGATTACTTCTATTGTTGTTAGTCCTTGATATTTAAGGAAATAGAAATAAAGGAGGGGCTTAGGTCCCTCTTTTTTTTTCTCATTGCGCTTCATAGCAAGCAAAAATAGCGGCCCCTTTTTTTTGGCTATCTTTGAGCAAAGGTTGACCTATGATAAACTCAGTCAGAAACACTGTCCTGTCGATACTGAATAAGAACAACTACGGGTATATATCACCAGCAGATTTTAACTTATTCGCTAAACAGGCACAGTTAGAGATATTCGATGAGTACTTCTCGGATTATAATAAACAGCTCAATAAAGAGAACGCTCGTAAATCAGGTACAGGGTACGCTGATATTGCAAAGAGCCTTATCGAGGTAATTGATTTCTTCTCTGTCACTAATGACTTAGGTAACGTAGCGGACAATACCTTCTCGCTACCCTCGGAGCTCACTACAGGCGATGACTACTACCTTTTAAATAAGGTACTGTGTTATGACACGGCCACGACACCACGGACGTTACGTGGTGAGGCTGAGTACGTTACACATAGCAACATCACATTGCTAAACACATCGCAGTTGACGGCTCCTTCTATATACTACCCCGCCTATACCACGGAGGGTGACCTCTTAACTGTATTTCCTACGTCGTTTAACACGGTTAATTCTATCCAGTGTCAGTACATCCGCTATCCTAAAGCTCCGCAGTGGACGTACACCGAGACAATTACAGGAGGAGACCCTATATTCAATCCTAGTATTGCGGGATACCAAGACTTTGAGCTGGCTATTGACGATGAGTACCGATTGGTGAATCGTATATTGCAGCAGTGTGGTATATCTATCCGTGAGGGTGACGTGTATCAGTACGCTAACAGTGAGGAGGTACAGAACGACCAACAACAAGGGTAATGGGTTATATATCTGACTATCAGTACTATGAGAATGGCGGCGCCAATCCAGAGGATGCTAACTGGGGCAGCTATCAGTACGTCTCGTTGTTTGATATCGTAACGAACTTCTTGTTGATGTATAACGGCAACCACTCGTTGATTAATAACGAGGAGCGCTATAAGATTATATTCCACGCTAAACGTGCGGTACAGGAGTTGAACTACGACGCCTTTAAGGAGATTAAAATATTGCAGCTTACTGTCTCTGACCAGCTGCGCTTTGTATTGCCGCAGGACTATGTCAACTGGGTACGTATCTCTACCTACCGAAATGGATTGCTGTATCCTTTGAGTGAGAACATCCAGACTAACTGGAGTGGGGCTTACCTACAGGACAACAACCTGCGAATCTTATTCGATGAGCAGGGCAACGTCTTAAAGCCAGAGAACTCACCTATTGATATGGATAGGATTAGCGGTTCTAAGCGGACTATATACCTCAACGAGAACAGCGCGTACAACAACTCAGAGGGCTGGTGTGTTGACGGGCTATGGTACTTTGACTACGGTATTAGCGGACGCTATGGCCTCAATACAGAGACGGCTAACGCCAACCCTACCTTTGCTATAGATAAGCAGTCAGGCGTTATTAACTTCAGCTCTGGCGTATCGGGTGAGTCCGTGGTATTGGAGTATGTCTCTGACGGTATGATGGGCGGTGACGACAGCCAGGTTATGGTCAACAAGTTATTCGAAGAGTACGTGTACGCGTATATCCAGTACGCTATCCTCAACTCTAAGTTGGGCGTTCAAGAGTACGTGGTCAACCGCGCTAAGAAGAACAAGTCAGCATTGCTTCGTAATGCTAAGATTAGAATTAGTAATATCCACCCAGGTAGGTTGCTTATGAATCTTAGGGGACGGGACAAGTGGCTGAAGTAACATGGCAAATATTGTAAGAAACTTTGTTCAGGGTCGTATGAACAAATCATTGGACGAGCGACTCGTTCCCAATGGTGAGTATATAGACGCGTTGAATATTCGGTTGGGCTCTACTGAGGCTTCTGAGGTGGGTTCAGTAGAAAACACCAAAGGCAATACGCGGCTTACAACACTTAAGTTTATCGATGTATCTGCCACATATAACGGCACTTCATTAAGCGCAGCAGCGCGTTGTATTGGCTCGTATGCTGACGGAGCTAACGAGACTATCTACTGGTTTATCCATGACTCTAATTACACGGCGTCAGGTGAGGCAGGAACTATAAACAACCCCACCAATAAGCTAGACCTTATTGTCTCGTACAACACCATCACCGAGTCCCTTGTGTACCATGTCATAAGTATCAACGACGGGTCAGGTACAAAGACCACGCTGAACTTTGACGATAAGCACCTCATCACGGGCGTTGACCTGGTAGACAACCTACTGTTCTTTACTGACGACTACAACGCGCCTCGACGTATCAACGTGGATAAGGACTACACTAACCCTGATCTGGTTGGAGTTGTGTATATAGACCAGTTCTCAGATGAGTCTATCCTTGTCATTAAGAAACCACCTATTAACTCGCCTACGATATTGCCCTTCCAGGCTCCTGGTATCGCCGAGGAGAACTTTATGGAGGAGCGGTTTATTTGTTTCGCTTACCGTTATAAGTACGAGGACAACGAGTACTCGGCCACCTCTCAGTTTACGGCCCCCTCTTTTATCCCTAACGGGTATAACTTAAGTGTGGAGTCGTACCTCAATGAGGGTATGGTTAACTCTACTAATTCCTGTGCTGTTACTTTTAACTCAGGCGGTCCTTTAGTGGTGGGCATTGATTTGTTGTTCAAGGAGATGAACAGCAGTACCATCAAGGTTATCGAGAAGATTAATAAAGCTGACCTTGGGTACCCTGACAATGACCTCGTCACTTTTAATTTCTCTAACAATAAGATATTTACATTACTTCCGTCGTCTGAGATATTACGTCTGTATGATAACGTACCTCGATTTGCTAAGGCGCAAACCGTTATGGGTAACCGCTTGGTGTACGGCAACTATGTGGATGGGTACAATCTACTGAGTCAGAATGGCTACCCGATTAAACTTGAGTACGAGGTAGAACGTATATCTAGGGAAGGCGGCGTCTTTGACTTGGTTGACGCCTCGACTACAAGTAGCGGTGTATACACAGTTGACCCTGACCAAACTCAGCAGACCGTACCGAACGGGGTGCTCGATGTAGATTTTAGCTCCGTAATACTTAACTCGGAGTTTGTTTCTGGTGCGGTCATAGACTTTGGGATTACTCTTAACCACGCTCAATGGAGCTTTGCCTCTCCCGCTAACGTTGGAGGTAAGGCTCAGACTTCGGGGGTGACAGTAAACTTCTCTTATACGTTACAGCAGGACTTCGCTAGTTTAGACGCTTTATTTAACAGCGCTGATTTCCAGGAGAAGATAGGAACCAACACCAATATCCTGCCTGTTTATGCCGTGTCTCCTGCTGAAACATCGTGCGATGGAGTTACGTTTACCGATAGGTTTAATTGTGCTATACCACCTACAATAGGGGGAGGCAACCCTGACCCTTCGTATAAATACTCTAGTGGTATCAACGCGTTGGAGCAGGCTATCGTTACCTCTATTAACGGAAACGTAATTAGCTTTCAGTTTCCTGCTATGCGTTTTGTAAATAATCAAACAACGCCCAATAGCAGCTTAAATGTATTTGAGTATTACAACATTAGTATTAACGAGTTACAGTACAGGTCGGTAAGCAACCCTACGAGCCTTCATAGTAACCGTGATTACGAGGTAGGGATTGTGTATATGGACGATTACAACAGAGCTACTACAGCTTTGGTTAGTCCGAACAATACCATCCACGTTCCGTGTGCCAACTCTGTTGACCAGAACTATATCAAGGCGACTATACCTACGCAGCAGCTGCCCCCTGCTTTTGCTACACGATATAAGTTTGTTATTAAGCCTGACCGAGAGAACTACGAGACGGTATACTCTAGTATATTCTTTAACGAGGCCCTTACTAACAACACCTACTTCTTACTGGAGGGAGAGAACGCACAAAAGGTACAGACAGGGGATAGGCTTATAGTAAAGCGTGACGTTGACAGCGCCGTATCCTCGTGTGAGTACATCACTGTACTAGAGAAGAAAGCACAGCAGGAAGATTTTATTACTGTTACAGGTATAGATACTGTACCTAGTGGAGTCTATATGAAGGTAGGCTCAGCGGCTGTTAATGTGGTTACTACAGAGAACGCCTTCTTTACAGGCACCCCCTCTCTACAAACTACAACTGCAAACGCTAGTAACGATGCTCCACTTCAGGTGTACGAAGGTCTCAGCAGTAGTATGGCTATCCCCGCTGGAACTATACTTAATTTAAACCAGACATTTGAGCGAAGGGGTAGAGGCGATGGTCAAGCTAACGGGTGCAACCGCAGGATATACACGTTAAATAAAGTATGGGTAGCCTCTCAGGCTTATACTGATATAGTGGATTGGTTTGTGGGCGATAATATCTCAGCCACTTTAAACGACGGAACGCAGGAAGTAGGCGGTGACACTACGGAGGAATTGACTTTTGATTATGAGGGTGTCACTACTACTACCGCTAACAACTACGGTTTAGGGCAGACAACTAATATCCAAAATGTATACGACCTAAAGTGCACGTGGTATAAACCTGTGGGTGGAAGTGTTATTAAATGGGTTACTCGCGGAACGGAGGCGTGCGGAAGTAGCGACAGAAAGCAATCCCAGATTCGTACTAGGTGGCAGATATTCACGGCTGACGACACGATTGTGTTTGAGACGCTCCCCTCTGACGCTTTACCTGATATATGGTATGAGTCGAGTGTGTCCTACCCTATTACAGGGGGGTTCCATGCGGGAGGTGGTATCTCTCAGAACCAATCCAATACAACTCCAGCTCTTATAGACCTTAAGTTCTTTAATTGTATCTCTTTTGGTAACGGCGTAGAAAGTTATAAGGTACGTGACTCGATTATAGGTAAAGCTATTAACTTAGGTAACCGTGTCACCTCGGTAAGCGCACAGGACTATAAAGAGGCTGACCGTTTTGCTGACCTTACGTATAGCGGTGTCTTTAATAACGAGTCTAACGTCAATAAACTCAACGAGTTTAACTTAGGTCTGCTTAATTTTAAACCACTAGAGGAATCCTTTGGTCCTGTAGAGAAGCTATTTGCTAGAGAGACTGACATCCTTACCCTTCAGGAGGACAAGATATCTTATGTGTTAGCGGGTAAGAACTTACTCTCCGATAGCACGGGTGGTGGTGCTCTTACTTCCGTACCTGAGGTGCTGGGTACTCAGATATCACGTATCGAGAAGTTCGGTATCAGCAATAACCCAGAGAGCTTCGCTGAGTGGGGACCGCATAAGTATTTCACTGACGCCAAGCGAGGGGCCGTCATCCATTTAACGGGCTCGGCAGCGCAGAACGAAAGCCTACAGGTTATCTCTGAGGCGGGTATGCGCAGCTGGTTTAGGGACTTGTTTATCTCCAGTTTTAATACGCAAAAGATTGGGGGATTTGACCCTTATATGAACGAGTACGTTCTGAGTAGCAACACACAAAAACTTCCATCTACTATTAAGTGCGCTGAGTGTGGTATTACAGAGCGGATTACTGTACCTACCGCTGGTCTTAGTTTATGCTACGACCTGGGTGAGCTGGTGGGTGACGTCACTGTTTCGTATACCGTATTTCAGATTAGTTCTGGTGATACTTTTGATATTACATCTACGTACAATTCAGCCGTCACAACACCAGTGAGTAATGCTAGTACCAACGGAAGTTTTACGATAGACAAAAACTCCGTCGCGGCTACTCAGTTTGATTTAGACTTCGTTAATAGCGGGTCAAATCCAATTGTCTTAGGTATAACAGTGAAGTGCCCTACCGAGGTGCCCCTTACTATCATACAGGTGGGCGTGACCTCGCTTAGTGACGCCGAGAAGTTTATCCATAACCAGTATCGATGGACTGACGACAGCGGAGTATTTGAGTCTGCCCTTCACTCTGAACAAATGGAGTTCTCTTCGGCTGCTGAGTTCCCGCTAGTTTCTCAGTACACTGTTATCACAGGTTCTCAGGGCGCTAATATTATCCCATCGGATACGGCTTCTGTAAAACTTATCTCCAATAAGATACAGCCTGACGACTACGATTTTGATACCACTTCTGATGGGTTTAAATACTTGAGAAGTAATACGTTATACAGCAATACCGAGGCTGACATCTCGTCCCTTCTTATTGCAGCTTCCTCTGCTACACCCATTGACAGTACGCTTGCCCCTAACCAGTACTCGGCATCGTTTGATATGGTTAACTCTAACGATAGCTACCTCTATTTAATTTGGGACTACAGGAAGGTGACAGCTGCTGCGTTGTGCTTCGGTACTAAACCACAGGACGCGTGCTGCGATTGCGTATGTGGCTCAGGTACCTGCACTGAGTATCTCATTACCAACTCTGGGTCAGCTAGTGTAGTGGTTAGCTATACGACGTGTAGTGGCGGAGCTACTGACTACCAAACTATAATAACTCGAAGTAGCGCTTCTGTGTGTAGCCGAAGCCTTCCCGTTGTAACTACTGGTTCTTCAATTACAGTAAGTATTAGCGTAACCGAATGTGACTGTACTTAAATTTAAATCATGGGCGTAATAAGCAACTATTTTCTAAACGGCACGACACTCGCTACATCAACGGGCGTCTTTACTGACGTGGCGCTAACCACTTGTGCTGTTTCAGGAAACTACTCCGACGGTGTTATAGTCAGGTATTTAGACAACGCTACCTGCACGTTGGGCCCTGCTATATCGTGCCCCTCGTGTGCTTCTGACTGTGATGGTGTCGAGATAACACATCGAGGAAGCGAGGGTGTATACGATATTACTACTAACCTAGGGGAAAGCACAGGAGCTATCGTTATTAAGTACGTCCCTGGAGATATCCCTGACGGTATGTACGCGGTGTATAACGGGGTTACGTATAACGCTTTTAGCTCAGAGGTGGACGGATACCATAAAACATCTACACTTAACGGTGTTACATACCTCGGTGATTCTACATCAGGTGTTTGCGCTACCACTATTACAACAGAAAGCCCATACACATTACCTGATTATGTATACTCAGGCGGGGCTTTCGCTGCTACAGGGTCCTCCTCGGTAGTCACTATAGTAGGTGGCGATGTAAGTTTTAGCACTCAAGACCCTAAGAGCTGCTATATGGTAATACCTAAGCTATCGGCTAGCCCTTCTACCCTCCAGATTACCGTGGTTAGCTACTGTAAGTCTGCCTCGTGGGGCGTTAAAGTAGCGTGCCCTGCCGCCCTTCCTTCGTTTAGTTCGTCTCTAGTAGGGGGCGATTGCAACTCTACTGAAGACCAGACGTTCTATCAAGCTACTGTTAAAAACACACCTGGTACACTATCGGTTCACGACTGGGTATTTTTAGATATAAACGGAGAGAATATATTGCCATCGGGAAATTATAAAGTAACAGATAACACCCCCGCTACTTATGTTATGACCGTAGCAAACGGCGTTATCACGAATCTTGTTGCTTGCTAAAAAATAAGCTATGCCTGTACCTGAAGGAAACTACACCTTGACTTTTAGCCCACCCGCCCAAGGGTGGCCTTCATTTTATTCTTATATCCCTGAGTGGATTCAGGGCATGAACCAGTACCTGTACACTTTTAGTGGGGGTAACTTATGGCAGCACAACACCAACGAGTTACGTAATAATTTCTACGGTCGTCAGGACTCATCTAAAATGGAGAGCGTTTTTAACGCCGAGCCTATAATGAATAAGCTGTTTAAGACAATAGCTTACGAGGGAGACCACGCGTGGAAGGCTGAGTTAGTTACTGAGCTACAGACGCCAGGTGTTATTGAGAAGGCTTTCTTTAAGCAGAAGGAGTCAGACTGGTTTGCGTTTATCCGTAACAGCGCTGACCCTGGTACAACAGGTGCTAACTTCGCTAACTACGACCTGCGCTCTGTCAATGGAATAGGCAATAGTTTAACTACTGTAACGGGAGTGACTACCACTACCATCAACTTCCCTTTGACCACGAGTATAGGCACTATGATTACGGGCGGTGACGCTATCTATTACGCAGCCCCAGGAGCTACTATAACTCCCGTGTTTGTGGGTACGGTACAGTCTATCAACGTGGACCTCCCTAACGGAATCAATAACCTTGTGGTTAGTGGTACGGTAGCGGTGCCTAACGTAAGTTTTATCCTGTATGTAAAGAACCAGGTAGCTGAGTCTCACGGGGTGCTCGGTCACTACTGTGTATTCACTTTAACCAATGACGACACCGAGGCGGTAGAGCTATTTGCTGTCAAGTCAGAGGTTATGAAATCCTTCCCGTGAAATTCTTACCTTTGAATTAGTATGGGTATACCACAAACATTAAAGAACGGACCAGAGTCTGTGCTATCTCACATCCATGAGGATAGGGGTTTGTTGTGGGAGAACATAGAGGAATTTACCCAGCAGATAATGGCTCAAGAGGGGGCTGTTGTTCACCATACTAAAGAGATGGAGGAGACTATGCCATTGAAGCATCACCTAAAGGACGGCTTATATACTAGGGAAATCTTTATGCCTAAGGGCTCGCTCGTTATCAGTTACATCCACAAGCAGGACCACCCTTCGTTCTTCTTATCTGGCGATATGTCAGTGCTTATGGATACGGGTGAGGTAAAAAGAATCCAAGCACCGATGACGGTGATGACTGAGACGGGCACTCAGCGCGTGGCTTATATGCACGAGGACTGCACGTGGACCTGCGTATATAGGACCGACAAACAAACCATTGAGGAAGCTGAGGAAGATGTGTACACTACTGATTACCGTACCCTACCTGAGCATATCATACTAAACAAGAGACTACTATGTCAGGAGTAATTGCATCACTAGCTATTACAGGCGCTACCACTACGGCGTCGTTTGTACAGGCGGGTAAACAACGGAAGCTACAGGTTAAAGCCGAGGCTGACGCAGCTAAAGCTATGTCTGAGGCGCGGAAGCGTTTGGACGTTAACTATGCTGAGGCTAAGTCTATTCAGAAGGAGCCATACGAGCTTATGCGCGAGGCAAATAACGTCGTTGCTGCTGACGCTATGCAAGCTGCTCGTGAGGCCGACCCGCGCGGGGCTGGTGCTAGCGCTGGGCGTATCGCTATGCAAAACGCGCAACAGCAGGCGGGTGTACGCACGGCTATGGGTCAGGAGATGACGGCTATAGAGGATGCTATAATAGGAGAGAACCAATACCTACGTGACGCCAATACGCAGCTTGACCTGGAGGAGGTAGAGGGAGCTCAACAAGCAGCAGCTGCTGCTGAGCAGGCTAGAGCCGCTAACATACAAGCAGGTGTGGCAGGCGTAGC